CGCCGAATTAATAATCAGGGGAGTTCCACATTCACCTGCTTCCGTAGGTCGAGTAGCAAAACCCTGCCAATTAATGTGTTTAGAATCGATATTGTGAGAAGGAAACTTAAAAGATCTTTCTTTACAAATAACGATTTTCTTCACAGTATTAATGGATGTCTTACCGTCATCATCTCTACAAGCATAAGCTCCGTTAAACACACCATCAGCTTTACCTACCTGAAAGTATTGAGTAATACGTTTCATAGGTGGCAATTCACGCAATGTCAGAAAAACTAAATCAGTTTCTGGCACTCTGTGGATATCAGCTTCAGATAAAACAAATTCCATATTATTGGAAATTCCAATACGGGAATCTAAAGTAACTTTGATGATCGTAGATTTCACTAAGGATGGTATATTATGATTATTAGTTAACCATATATGGCCACCCAGACATGTCATCCGAGATTTTACATAAGTACTTTCTGTACCCGGTTTCAAAATCCCAATACGAGCAACATTCTTTGATATTTTAGTACAAAATTCTGAAAATTCCATACTCTTCGAAGAAGCACTTTCTCTGGTGAAATTAGCCGTTGTAAGGTCTAAAGCATTATTATACCATACATTCTCACGACCATTAAGTTCAGCAATGGGAGTAACACCCACTGATAAAGATTCATTGGCCTGTGGGGAGCAATTAAATTTACTCGCAATTTTATACAAAGTATATGAACTAGTTAAAATAGCGGATAAGCCTAATAATGCTTGAGGATGAGACAATCTAGTCTGCATTCTTTGACCCATATTCGTCCAATATTCAGCAGTAGATAGGTTTTGATAGTATTCATAAGTTAGAAGACGAGCATCTTCACACTTTCTATAAATACGGTAATAATACAACAAATCCTTACATATCTTATATGTTTTAATCAATTCGATGTAATAGTAAATAAAAGCAAAGAATATGGCTAAAGCAGTAAACTGAGTAGGGAATGTTGTAATAACCTCGTAAATTGAACATTGGGGCTCAAAATTTTCGCACAATGTTTCCGGTAAACCGCAACATAGACAAAAATCACAAGCGCGCATATGTTTAAGAGAATCTTCAACGCGAGTTTGATCCAAATTGAAAGTATCAATAGCGTCTCGATACCAAACCAACAATTGTTTAATATCAATATTCTTGTGTAGCATTTCAACTTCAGCCAAACGTTTGCCCTGAGAAATAGGCACAGGTCGTACCAATTCGACATCAAAAAGCCAAATATCAGGGTACGGGCCCAAATTAAGACCTGCAAGCATCTTAGAATTCAACATTCCTCGTTCATCCTTATATTCATCACGAACTCTCGGTGTGATAATATATGGAAATCTGCGTTGTACAGCAGATGGACATGAGAAAAAATGATAAGCATTTAGAGATTTTACGTTAGTGGTGGCTACCACCAACTTTGCTCTAAAAGGTGTTCTACCCTTAGCTTCAAGCTCAGCTTGATTAGGGCAAAAAGCCTGGTTATTCATAATTTGAATGATTTCAGTAACCGATGAAGCATCACCGGTTTCTGGTGCCTGATTAGCAATATCATCCAAAATGACAGTATGAACAGAGCTGTTAAAACTACTCCAAAAAGGATCAGCAGAATTTCTAGTATAACAAGC